AACTATCCGATCGTCACTTGGATCAAAAATAATCTGTATTATCCGTTCGTCAATCTTCACTTCCAACTACCTCTATTAACTTGTTAAGGTACCACTGCGCTTTCTTCAAGTCCTCTAACGACTTATCCTTACGCTCGTATCTCCAAAGGTATTTCAGTGCCGCACCTTTGCAGTAACCCTTGAATGCTTCTGCACTCATGGATGCTTCTATACCGTCAATGCATTCGATGCTACCTGACGTGTAGTGGTTTGGTGAGTTCACCATATCTTCTTGCTCTATAACTATACTCTGTATGTCTTTAGCCATTTTCACGTACTCATGTCTTTCGTCGTCTTTAGGTAATCCTTGCGCTACCTTATCCCAATCTTCACACGTCAAGTCAGTGATCTGTCTGCCACGTCTTTGCCACTTCTCCATTATGGTCTCCGAGTAATTCTTCTATGTCATGCATGTTGAGTTCGTTAACGACTGCGGCGACACCACCTGCTAGTGCTATGTCTGATAAGTTCTTCTCCTGTAATGCTGTTGGTGTGTTCTTGCCCGCCTTACATTCAATACCAAAGAACTTACCTTTGTAGCATCCCACTATGTCAGGTACTCCGCTCTTACCGTATCCCCCTGTAGCAGGGAAAAAGTAGTAACACCCTAACGTCTTTAACTGCTCAACTATCTTCTTCTTTACTTTCCCTTCGGGGGTCATCGCCATTGGTCTCTCCTTTGGATACCAGTTCCTGTTTATGCTTTATAAACTCACGTTGCTTATCGCCAACTATTAGCATGGCTCCTCGTATTAACACACCAAGGACTCCCAATATAATAATACCTATAATAAGTTCAAGCATATTGCTCTCCTTACTTAACTACCCAGAAAGTGTGTTCGTCTATACGTCTACCTATACCCTCTACTTCTACTGTGGGTGGTGTGGGGTCACACAACATTAGCACCGCTAACTTATCTTCCAACCATTTCGGTAGCGGTTCGCTAAGATCATATAACCCTTCCGCTTCCGCGTCAACACAATTCATGCCTATACATGTTACTTCAATACTATTTTTGTACCCTGCTGACGATACGCGGTAGCTGTTAGTTGGATGATCTCTCTCATACCAAAACTTATCATTGTGTGACATAGAATATACTCTCATCATAGCGATACCCAACTTGCGGTACGTACGCTCCGTTCTCACATATAGCCATAACACCCAACTTACCCAACACACCCTCTGGTAGATCATCAGCAGTAAGCACCCCGACAAAATCAACACCAGTAGATCGGAAGTGAGATACCTTACTAGAGTCAGTTTTAGACACCTCAAACATCTGCGTACCTAACCGCTCATGTACACGCACGCAGTACAAGTCCTCACTGGAATCTTCTACCGTAGATAGATAGCTTTTGTGTTTAGCCTTTACCGCTATTAACTTAATATTCCACTCAGCGTCCAAGAAGGAATGGCCTACATCTACTAGATGAAACATCTCCTTGACTATGGGTGGTAAGTTATCCCGATACCCTATATCAAACACTTGCCTGTACAGGGTATCCAATGAGTCTTGTTCTTTGCGCTTATAGGCATGCACCGTGTCATAGCACTCGTGTGACGTAGCCCTAACAATGTCGCTATGTGTAAGCCGTTGCAAATACTTCTTTGCATTCTTTAACGCTGTATCAGGACGTTTAGTAATCACTATTCTAAAGTCATTAGAATAACTGTTGTACTTACCGTTCCGTACCTTGTGTGACTTAACACAATACAGTAACTCGTTATCGTCGTTATACGTTATCCATATAGCCCCCATCGAAAACGTGTCCTCTGGCATATATAGGTGTAGCTTATTGGCATTTGTTTCTTGAGCTTCCCTAGAGCGTAGCTTACACCCACGAAATGCTTTCTGTACCTCTCCTATAAACTTAGTGTACTCAGGTATAAGAGTACCACCAGCTATGACATCATCTGCGTACTCTCCTGTTAACTCATCAACGCGTGTTAGACTAGCCTTGTCCATGTGTTCATCGTACATATATGCTTGCATTGTATTACCCCTTATACTCGTTGAATGTTTCGTTGAACCCTGCGTAGGTATTGACCCAACTGTTAAACGTAGTGCGGAACTTCTTGGAATCCTTAGTCACGTCAGGTAGTGGCATAGACGGATTACTGTAGTATCGGTTGTAACCCCCTAGACTAGCGTAGTAAGCAATAAAAACAGCGGCTAGGTACGTACGTTCTTCTATCGACTCGTCCATCAGTGCTTCTCTAAACAGGTCATAGTCCTGCATGTACCTAGCGCAATTTCTTTGGTTGTTGTTTACAGTCTTGTATGACAGATCCCCTGCCAGTAGCGGAGCCATAGTCCACACCCACTCAAGGTAAGAAACTATAGCTTTCTTGTATGGCTTCTTCTTCTCCTTGTTTACACGTACACGCGTGACAGGAACTTTGTGTGACTCAGATGTCAGCGCCCAATCACCACCCACTACCTTAGTAAATTCGACGTGGAGGTTGTCGTACTCAGTGCAGAAAAAGCTCTCCCCTTCACCGTATATAGATAACATTTTGCTTGTTATTGTCCTACACTTGGGTAGGTAGTGACGCTTACCATCGTGACGTATGTACTGCTTACCACTATCAATAAGAAAATGTAACTTATGAGGCAATGCTCTTTGGAGGAACGAATACCTACCGTTGTGTGCGTAGTCACCTGACGCATTACGTATGCGTATAGTCTCACTACCATCAGGGTTGCGTGTCCATTTTACTGCGGCCAATTCTATCAACTGCTCCACAGTATGATACCAGTTACTCCCTTTGTGTTGGGGGTCACTCCAATTATCTAGTAACACGTAACAGTCTGCTGATACCTTGTGTATGTTCTCCCACTTACGAGCGCGGTCACCTAAAGGTGTTATGGTGCTACCTCGTAGGGGTTTGGTGTTGTCGAACATGTGTTCTACTTGCTTGAAGCTGTATAGATTATAGTTATACATCGCCATGATACTTCTCCGATTTGATTAGGGTGACCGCCTTATCTATGGCGATTACGTTTTTTAGTGTTATGCTATGCTTGTCGTTTAAAAAGTAAGATACCGTGTGCCTATGTATCCCTGATAGTTCTGCTACTCTCGTTCGGTTACGCCCCTTTAATATAAACACCTTTAGCTCAAACATCCGTTGTTCTAGTTCAGTCATACCATGTCCCTCGACGTTATATGTACTGCCTTACCCACATCAGGTAGAGCGTGTTTGTTATCTAGTACTGCCCATAACACTGGGCATGTCCATTCACCCCACCCTGCATACAAGTAACCGTCCGTCAATACAATGGCGGCTTGCGGCTTGATAGACTTCTTTGCCATGTACTCAGTAACACATGTAACGTCCGTACCACCACCACCCTTGGGCTTAGTAGAGGTAACCAACTGATCTAACTCATGCATGGCGTAGGACTCGTCACCTACAACACTGCAACCCCAGTACAGTAAACGCACCTTGGCAGGTTTTACTGTGTCACATACGCCCTTCACTTCAGATAGGAACGTGGTCAACTCTGACTGACCAATCGAACCTGACGTATCAATGGCTATGACTAACTCCTCGACTTGCTCACTGATACCGCTCGGCATATAGATACCCTGACTCATTAACCTACGATTAGGTCTGGAGTATGTAGAGTAGTCACTACCTATACACGTTGTCTGTATAAACTCACGTAGTACCTCGCGCCAATCGACTTGCGGTTGCATCAACTCGTCTAGGTCACGGTTACCACTTGCGCCCATCTTCCCTGCGGCCAATGCGCCCTGACGTATAGCCTCGTCAATGTCACGAGCCAACTCACGTTTCTCCTCGTCGGATAGTTCTTGCGCACCATCCCAGTCATGTTCATCGAGACCAGTTCCCTTACCCCCTGACTCGTTATCACCTGACCCACTACCACCACCGGTCCCGGTGGCTCCACCCTCGTCGTCCTCGTCCATATCTTTCTTGAGTAAGTTGAACACTTGCGCGGTATCCATACCCCTGTACTTATCATCAAGCAACGCACCTTCGGGTAGTGTTGCGAACCCATCCTTGTTGTCGTCCATGATCTTGAGGTTGATAACATAGTCACACGCCACATTAGCTAACTGCGCATTGATATTGTACAAGTGCCGCCACGTAGTCAGGTGACTGTATAGCTTGTGGTAGTTCTCATGTAGTACTAGCCCACGTAGTTCGGCATCAGTCAATCCCTCCACGAACTCACGACCATACTTCTCGTCACGTCCGTTGGTACACGCTGTTGGACAGTCCTCGTCGATAGTCTTCTCACCAAGCATCAACACCCCTGCGAGTGCTGTGTACTTGGGGTTACCCATTATGGCTACGATTGATTTGGACAACCGCTCGTCTGCTGTAAGCTGTTTACCTATAGTCAACATTGTCTTCTCTCCTATGTCACGTCTGCCGCGAACATGTAGTTGTTATCCATCGCCCATGCTGTAAAGTTCTTACTCTGCATGACGACACTGCGGTGTGCATATGTATTGGCACGTATGCCATTAGCGAATAGACCTTGCGCTTCCTTGTCTAGTCTCTCCATGTACTTCACCCAGTTGTTTACCCAATCACGATCCATCGCACCGAGTGCGCGGTACACCACCATACATACTGCCGATGCAGAGTCAGGTACTTTGGCGTTCATAGGGTCGGTCTTGATAGACTCTAGGCTAGGTAGTTGGTCGGCTAACTTAACAAACGCCATCATGTCTAGTGCCCCACGGTCACCGATAGTACCTATGAGTAAAGCTGTTAGGCTGTGATCGTCAAACAAGTGCCGCTTCTTGAGTATGTTACTCGCGGCCTCCAATGATCTTGGGGTAATGAATGACGTACGTGCCGCTTTGGGGTGATTGATGTATGGGTTATCGTCTGGATTTTTCACGTCCTCGAATCCCTGTAGTATCTGGGGGAACTCACGTATAAACCCTAGTACACTAGGCTCCCACGCCTTGTTGATACCATGTTCGATCAACTCGTCACTATTAGACTTGCGTGCAGTAACAATAGTGAAACGATTACGTGCATGTGCAGGGATAGTATCGCCAACACCCTCTGCGCCTAGGTTACCAGTGGCGAATTGAATGCTACCTTCTGGTAACTTCCTAGTGCCTACCATACGTTCTTGCACAGTAACGAGTGTACCGTTCTTCACTGACTGATTAGCCTTAGTCCATTCGTCCCACATTATAATCAGTGGCTTGCCGTGGTGAATACCGAACTCCTCATTGGGTAGGAATGTCACGAACCCCTCGTCTGTATTGAGTGAGGGTATACTCAGGTCACCTAGGTCTTTGGTAACGCAGTTGAAGTAGCAGGGTACGTGGGTAGGAAACATATCCGCTAATATCTTTAGGATTGATGTCTTACCATTACCCATGTGACCTTGTACCATGATAGCTTGGGTTTCCCCTACTGCCGCTATTGCTATAGCTATTTGGTTGAGGCTCATTCCGTACATTTGTTGTGTATTCATAGTTTTTACTTAGTCTCTTGGTTGGGTGTTTCAATTACGCAACCGTTATTGGTTACGATTCTGTAATACGACACGCGTGGGTTGCGACCCTTGTTCTCGCGTAGCCAGTTGTAGTGCCTAGTTCGCTTGAAGTTACGCAAACGTAGCACCGTTTGTCCGCTGATACTCATTACATATCCAACGATGGTAGTGACTTGATCGCATCGTCTACCATACGTTTAGTTTCGACGCGGAGTGATTCGCTCTGACGTAATCCATCTGGGGTGACCCCACGCAATGCGTCCTCTAGATTGTTAGCCATACGTGTCATTTTTCCGTCACCTGTAACATTACACACAGTAAGTAGTTCTACCATGTCGATCACGTTATCGACTAGCGTGTCACGAAAGATCTTCTTCTTATCATTACCGCTGTAGTCCAGACGCTCAGACATATTGGACAATGCCTTGTACGTACGTTGCCACACATCGTCCATAGCTGAAGCCAGTTGCTTGCTGTAGTACTCACTGTAGTGATCTTTGAGTACCTGTTGTTGCTCGTTACCTATATCTATACGAAAGTCCCCTGCATCGGGAAGAGGTATATAAGATATAGTAAAGCTGAACTTACTGCGAATAGACTCCTCTGTTGGGTAGTCCTCACGCCTGAACAGGTCACCGAGCCTTGCCTGTGCGCGGCTGATTTCCCACGTATAGTTGTTACAGAACGAATCTGCCATGCGGTAGAACTCTGTCATAAGCCCAGTCATTTGTTGGTGGTAATCGAACTTGGCGGCTGTAGGTAAAAGCCGTTGCCCTAGGTCAGACCAAGGCATAGTCGATGCGTAGTTGGTGTTACGTGCGTTGGCTACAAACTTCTGTATCGCTGTAAGCTCGTCGCAGTTACCTAGTAACTTCTTATTGACTGACGCTGTACCCTTGTCGGCGTAGTTCTGGCTAGTCACTGTGGCTGATGCCGACTTATCTTTCTTGCGGCCTGTCCAACAGCTAATCGTTACCTGTACTATCATTGCGCTAGATGTTATTGATGGTGCGTTTACATTTTCCATGTCGTTCTCCGAGTTTGTTATAGAATCTATAACATTTGATAAGCGATAAACACAATGGACAAAATGATCGTAGGTATAACGATAAGGTCGATCATAGTGTCACGTAGTGCTAACCTGTTAAGGTGTGCACGCCTTTCACTAGCGTGCTTGTTTCGGCAGTGCTTGCCCCAATCATCCATGCTATTCATCGTCGTCCCCTTCCGCAGTGCAGTCGAAATACTTTATGGTGTGTCTATCCGCCCAGTCTCTTATCATCTGAGATTTGCCGTGTAAACTTACAAAAGCCTTGTCAATGTCACGAGACAACTCACGCTTCTCCTCTAGTGATCTTGGCATTGGTAGTCCAGTAATGTCACAAACAGATTCGCCCTCCAAAATAAGTTTAGCTGTGTCGTCATCAAGAGTAACAAAGCTCATGGACTCCTCTAGCAATAGTCGCTGTGCCTCGTACTTCTCCCAATCATCGGCATACATGAACTGAGTTTCTTCCTTGCGGTAATAGCTTTCACCACGAAGCCAACACCGTTCTTCCCAATCGTAGAATACACAAACAATACCGCGACCATTAAAATCTTGTGCTTTCATTGCTTCACCTCCACTAGACGTAGGTCGCAATCGTCCATACCTTCTGTAAGGTGTGAACAGTCGAAGTCAGGTGCGTCAAACAGTTTGACGTTACCGTCCTCGTCCAGTAACTCGTTACCCTCATCATCCACCATGTAGAACTGGATGTCCCATACCTCGATTGAATATCTTTTTGCGTTGGCGTCAGCCCATGCTTTTTGTATCTTCGGGGTTAAATTTCTCATAACTCACCTCCCTGCGTTGCTTGCCAGTACTTTTTAAGGTCGGCATCTATATCTTGTACGAACATGGTGTGTTCATCACGCAAGTCGTCATACCCATATGGGACTGTCTCTTTCTCTGCGGCTATCTCGCGTGCGCAGGATGCAACGTGGTCTTTCCATTCGCTTGTCATGTCTCTTACT